CTTCGTTAAACCAGTGTGGAACCCTAACAAGGGCGTTATCATAGCTACAGAAGATGGAAAGCAAATCAAACAAGGTGATGCAGACATCGAGGTCCTAAACCTATTCGAGCTCAAGTGGGACAAGTCGGCTAGCAAGTGGGAGCAGGCTAGATGGTATGTGCATGAGCGCCAACGTACGGTAGAGTATGTTAAAGATATGTACGGTGTAGATGTGGAGGCAGAGGACGGCCTAACACAAAGCAGCGTATACGCAGGCAAGCTAGCGTCCTTGACGTCAGGCTCTACGGGCTTCATAGCATCATCGGTCAAGGCAGTTGATTGCGTTGTGGTCAAGGAGTGTTGGGAAAAACCTAGCAACAAGTACCCAAAAGGCCGTCAGATAACTACAGCCAATGGCAAGGAGCTATACTACGCAGAGGACATAGGCTTCGGCGAAGAGGATACCTCCGAGCGTGAGGTACCTATTTTCCCACTCATACACATCAATGTACCGGGAAAGATAATAGGATCATCAATCGTAGAGCAGCTCATGCCTGTGCAGCGTGAGTACAACAAGAGTAGGAGCCAGACTATCGAGAACAAGGACCTTATGGCGAATCCTAAGTGGGTAGCGGAGGTAGGCAGCGTAGACGACGAGATAGACAACAGACCCGGCTCGGTCATATGGTATCGTAAAGGCTTCGCACCTCCGGTCATGACGCAGCCAACGTCACTAGGCAGCGACGTAGACAGCAATATAGAACGTTGTCTCGAGGAGTTCATGTTTATATCCGGGCAACAGGAAGTAAGCCATGGCGCTACTAGCCCGGGCGTAACGGCAGGCGTGGCCATCCAACTATTACAGGAGCAGGACGACACGAAGCTAGGTCCTACGATAGCTAAGTACGGCCGATTCAAGCAGCACTATCTATCATACCTACTAAAAATGATTAAGTACAAGTACGATACACCTAGGACAGTCACCCTTGTAGGCAAGAACAAAGCACAGGAAGTGCTAGAGTTTAAAGGCTCGGAGCTGACTAGCTACGACGTACGTATGGACGATATGAGCTTGACGCAGCTATCCAGTGCGGCTAAGAAGCAATACATCATAGAGCTTATACAGCTAGGAGTACTTAACCCTCAAACAGACAAGGACCTAATCGTACGTATCTTGGAAGTAGGTATAACCGACGAAATGTACGACGCTCTCGAGATTGATGTACAACAGGCTATGAACGAGAACTCGTTATGGGCCAAAGGAGATATGTCTCCTATAACTCGTGAGTTCTACAATCATGAGGTCCACGTAGCGCAACACAACCGTTTCCGTAAAGGTATGGAGTATGAAGCGCTAGCACCAGAACAACGTGCAATCATAGACGCACACGTGCAAGAGCACCTAGAGTATGTCATGGGGGAAATGATGCAACCAATGGAGCAAGAGATTGACCAAGCTAAGGTACTGGGGGCACTAACGCCGGAAGAACAGGCAGCCGTACAAGCAGACCCTAGCATATTAGATAACCTAGGCTAGCCGTTGCGGGTGGCCTAGCACCTTCGGGTGTATAATGAGTTCATAATTCGGGCGTTAAAGAGTGCGGTCGCCGCGCAGGAGGTAAAAAGATGTTTAAACTATTATGGTCACCAAGCGAATCGGGCGAAGAAGTAGTGGTTGACGCCGAACCCGCAGCAGTAGAACCAACAGTAGAGCCGGAAAAAGACCCAGCTAAGGCATTTGCAGCTAGGTTAGGCCATGAACGAAAGAAGCTTGAAGCTGAGTATACCCCGTTTAAGTCGGTTATAGAAAAGCAAGCAAGACAAAGCGGTATGTCCACTGAGGAGTACTTAACCTTTGTACGTGAGAGACAGGAGCAAGAAGAGCTCGAAGAAGAGGCTGAAAAATCTGGAAAAACACCAGAAGTCTTGAAAGTAGAAATGGAAAAGAAGGCCATCGAGGACAGGCTAGCGCAATACGAGAAGAAGGAGCGAATAACCGCTGAGGAAAAGACGTTAATGTCGGACCCTAAGATAGGCAAGTTCGTGACCGAGAATCTCGAGCGCATACGGGAGATAGCCGAAACTACTAACACCAATTTGCAGACAGGCCTAGCTATTGTAGCGGCAGACCTGCTACCGGACCTATTAGAGAAGGCGGACCCCGAGAAACAAAAGGATACAATCATTCGAGACTATCTCGAGAACGTTAGACGTGGAGGACGTCCTGTGGAAATAGGCGGAGGAGCGTCAACACCTCAAGAACACAAACCAAAAACATTCGACGACGCCCGGAAAGCAGCAATAGAAATGCTACGAGGCCAACGTCAATAGGAGGATATTATGCCAGCAAATCTTTCGTCATTAGACGCGATTTTAAAGGACCAGTACATCGGCCCAATCCGCGAACAACTTAACTCCGCAACGGAGCTTTTGAAGCGTATCGGTACCGATTTCGATTCAGTATCAGGTAAGAACTTCACAATCCCTATGCACTATGGCCGTAACGAGGGCATCGGTGCTAGAGCAGAAGGTGCAAGCCTTATGGCCGCGGGCCAACAAGCTTACAAAGAGTCAATCGTTCCTATGCGCTACCTTTATGGCCGTATCCAGTTAACTGGACAAGCTATCAAGGCAGCAAGAACAAACGAAGGCGCGTTCATCCGTGCTGTAGACTCTGAAATTAAAGGCGTTACACGTGACCTTAAGAGCGACATGAACCGTATGTTAGCGGGTGATGGTACAGGCCGATTAGCTACATGTGGAACTACATCCGCGAGTACTACGGTAGTAGTTGACTCAACAGCTAAACTACGAGCTGGTATGGCAATCGACGTCATTGTAGCGACGGATGGAACAACAGGCACAGGAGCAGTAAACCGTACAGTAGTTTCTATCACTAATGCTACGAGCTTTGTTATCTCTGGTGCAGCTATCACTACAGGCGCTACTTATGCGATATACCGTAACGGCGCAAGAAACATCGAGCTCATGGGATTGACTGGTATCGTATCTGACGCAGACATCGGAGCAGGCTACGGCGCGTTCCAAACCCTTGCGGTAGCTACATACCCATGGCACAAGTCAATTATCCTTGGGAACAGTGGTACAGGCAGAGCAATCTCCGACACACTGTTACAACGATTAGTTGATGATGTAGAACAAGCGGGTCAAGGTGCTATCAGCGGCCTATACACTACTTACGGTGTAAGACGTGCGTACCAAGCGTTGCTAACTACGACTAAACAAATCACCAACAAACAAGAGCTCAAGGGTGGCTACTCAACAATCATGTTCGGGGACCTTCCAATCATCGTAGACAAAGACATGCCAATAGGTAAAGTCTTCGGCCTCGACGAGTCAATGCTTCAAATGTACAAACTAGCCGACTTCGACTGGATGGACATGGACGGCGCGATTCTATCAAGAGTTTCAGGCTACGACGCTTACGAAGCAATCCTTTACTGCTACGCAGAACTTGGATGTGGAGCTCGTAATGCAATGGGCCTATTGTCAGATATTAACGAAGCGTAGGAGTTAGTCTCCACGAGTAATAGGGAGGGTCCTCGGACTCTCCTTTTTTAAATAGGAGGATAAAAGATGGCAGCAAAATGTTATGAGATTAAACTTATTTTGAAAGAGATAGACGACGGATTCGATGTGGACTTTGACTTCGAGCGAGAGTCTTATGTTATAACCTTCAATGGTGGGCTATTCCAGACCGTGTACTACAAGGATGTGGACAGGGCACTATTTGAGGACATACGGCACACGTTTTGGCTCAACAAACAAGATGCGATACTCGACTATGTGGACGACATCAATGCTGCTAAGGACGCAGCACAGGAGAGACATCTGTCCAACATAGCAGAGAGCATGGCCAAGGACATATACAAGCCGGTAATGCAAAACTATTTTTATGGAGGTTAAGCTATGACACTAAACGACGCGCTGCAAGAATGCGCTAGAAACACATACAACACCAAGGTCATGGTACGTATAGACAACAATTACTCGGGCAAAGGCCTTGACTACGCAACTAGGCTCATGAGCGGCCTCAACTATGCGCTCAATAAGGTGGCCCGGGAGAAGATAGGGTATCGCAGAACAGCGGATGTATTCGTCGGAGAGAACGAGACCTTTGAATTGACCGTCCTTCCATTCCCTAGCCTACGTATTACGCTAATCACTTTTGAGGGGGAGCCGATAACCTTCACAACTAGACAAGACGAGTCAATCGTCGTAAGAGGCTATGCGAGTACTACCGTTTCAGTTGTGTATGAGACGATGTACCCCGAGCTGCTTCTATCGGCACTAGATATAATACTGCCAATCGACGAGAGATATGTAGACCCTAGAGTGCTTTGCCAATACGCCAACTACCAGTTTTTATCCGAAGAGGGTACCGACTATGACTCGGCTAGAGCCCAAGTATGGCTAGGCCTATTCTCTGATAGCTTTGAGAACGTTGTAGCGCTCAACAGGATGCAAAGAAGGGTCGTGAGTAAGTATGATTAGACCAGTTACCCGGACCCCTAAGCAAGTAGAGCCCTTATCTATAAAAGAGTTCAAAGGAATGGACATAACGTCCACAAGGGACGTTAGACGTTCGCCTGACATGATGAATTGCATACTCGATGATGAAGGAACACCAGAAATGCGAACAGGCTACGAGAAGGCGTTCGCTACGTCGCTAGGTGCCGGACCGATACTGGGCATTCACAAATGGACGATGGTAGGTGGAGCTATTAGAAAAATAATACACCACGGCACCAAGCTTTATACATGTGATGCGCTAGGAGATGTACCAGCCTTATCATATACCGGGCTATCGGGACTTAGACATTCTATCTCGTTTACACTGGGCAATAAGCTTTGTATACTCGACGGTACTGTGTTTTTAGTCTACGACGGTACAACGTTCACGAGTGCTACGGCTAGCGCCTACGTACCTACGA